ATTCGTGAAAGCGAAGTAGCGCCGCATCCTAGATACCAATATCGATTTCAATATCGCAACACTGCCTGTCGTTGGTTTGCCGAAACTGATGCCAGTGTGGGAGATATCATACAGCGTCAGGGTATTATTTGTCTGGTCCGCAATGACGAATGGCAAGTGGTTGACAAATGGTAATCGATGTGTTACAATCTAGTTATTAATTTAATCCTCAAGGAGAAATCATGAAACGTCTAATTATTGCTGGTGCAGTGGCTGCTTTGGTAGGTTGCTCCACAACTGTTCCGCTCAACAACACTGCTGCCATTCCGTCACCTACACCTGCGGTGACCAAGGATCAGACCATTGCGGCTGCCGGCAAAGTAGACAGTCCGCTCACAATTGATTTGCCTTCGTGGTATATCAAGCCACCAGCTGCCACTGACGACTATATTTGGTTCGCTGGCACAGGCTACAGTTCTGATCTAGCCATGAGTCGTGAAAAGGCTGTGTTAGACAGTCAGATGAAATTGGCAGACACACTGAATGGTGCAATGAACGCCATGGTCAAGCAACAAAAGTCAGACAACGCAGGATCAGTGGTCACAGACAAGACCAGTTTGACTGTGAAGAAGATCATTGCCAACACAGTAATGACAGGTTACAGGATTGAAGATGCCCGAGTGGTCAGTGAGAATCGCAACTACCGAACATTTATCTTGGTTCGCTATCCTGTAGGTGATGCCAACAGACTGCTGAAAGATCGTTTGCAACAACAGAGTCAAAGCAATGATTCGGATGAAGCACTACAACGTGAGTTAGACAAAGAGACACAACCTCAGGTCCGCCCACGTCAGGTCAGTCAGGCCGCTCCTGTGCAAACTGCAGAAGCAACATCAGCAGTGACCACAATCAATTTGTTGCCAGTAGACAATGAGGAATACAAGGCTCGTCGAGATGCTGCGTTACAAAAGCCTGGTGCGGTCATTGGCCAAACCACTCTTAGATAATGCCAGCATACATTAAAGCCAAACCCAAGAGTAAATATATGAGTGCCACTATAGACTACAGTGACGAACGATTCAAAGGACTTAAATTGGCGGCAGATTGGATCCGCGACCTTGAAAGCTCAGACAGCAGAATACACAAAGAAAAAGTAATTGAAAAAGCATTGATGGCTGCTCGCTTGGGCAGTGCCAATGCTCAATGTTTTCTCTTTAACTGTTATCAGGCCTACAATCCCTTTTATGTTTTTGGCATTAGACAAGTGCCCGAGACACAAGATCTTGTGGGTCGATCAAATCCTTGGCCTGCTTTCTGGGGTTTGCTAGAATCCTTGCGTCTTCGTAGTGTCACTGGCAACAATGCAAGGGAAGCCATTGAACAGATCAGTCAAGAGTTTGATTCAGAAGAGTGGAACGGCTTGTGTCGCAGAGTCTTAATCAAAGATCTCAGATGCGGTATCAGTGAAAAAACTCTCAACAAGATTCTAAGCAACAGTGAATGGAAAATTCCTGTGTTCAGTTGTCAACTGGCACAGGACTCAAATGATCACCCTGCCAAACTCAAAGGCACCAAACGACTGGAAGTCAAACTGGATGGTGTGCGAGTAATCACAGTGGTCAGTGGTGTCAGTGGCGTCAGTGGTGGCACAGTAAACTTATTCAGTCGAAATGGCAAGCCCTTGGAGAACTTCCCACAAATTGCTGCCGCACTGGAGCCAATTTTAAAAGATTTGCCAAGTGTGCAATTGGGTGGTCGTGGCTATGTGCTTGATGGTGAAATTGTGGGAAAGAGTTTTCAAGAACTCATGCGTCAAGCACACAGGAAAAGCAATGCCAAAACAGATGGTATGATATATCATGTGTTTGATATTGTGCCATTGCCAGCGTTTCGAGAGGGCAAGTGGAACAAAGATCAACTTGACCGTATTGAAATTCTTGAAAGATTCAAAAAGCAACTTGACACCACTGATTGTGTTCGAGTCATGCCAGGCATGTATGTAGATTTAGATACTGCCGAAGGACATGATGTCATGCGTAGATTTGCTGAAGCGTCAGTAGAGCAAGGCTACGAAGGTATTATGATCAAGAGCCTGGATACACCATATGAGTGTAAGCGCACAAGCTCTTGGATGAAATGGAAACCTACCATCACAGTAGATCTCCAGATTGTAGGCTTTGAAGAAGGCACTGGTCGCAATGCTGGCAGACTGGGTGCTATAATCTGTGAAGGGGTAGACGATGGCAAAGAGATTAAAGTCAATGTGGGTTCAGGTTTTACTGACGGTGAGCGCGATAGTTATTTTACATCAAGGGATACTTTACTTGGTCAGATAGTCGAAGTTCAAGCTGATGTGGTTACACAAAACCAAGATGGCACCTACAGCTTGAGATTCCCAAGATTTGTTAGATTTCGTGGGTTTGATGCTGGAGAAAAATTATAATGCAAACATTAATAGTGACCATCATTGAATTGTTGATTGGTATGCCTTCGTGATTTTTTGGCTGACCATTGCAGTGTTATGGGCCTTGATAGCAGGCGAAAACGAAATGGCCTTGATGCTGTTGGCCATTGCAATATTTTTACAGATATTTTAACATGACAACTCATTGGACAGTAAACACAGAAGAAGATCCCGACACAGGTGATCTTCTATTGACATTACCAGATGATCTAATGCTACAAGCAGGCTGGTCAACGGGTGATGTAGTAGAATGGACTGATCTCAAAGACGGTTCATGGCAATTAACTAAAAAGGAAAATACTATGGCAAAAATCAGTGATAAACTAACAAAAGTAAACGACAACTTTACTGTGAACATGTATGACAATGGATTCATGGTCGAAATTGGAGGTCGTGACAGTGAAGACGATTGGGCTAGTTCAAAGATTCTGTGCAACACATTGGATGAGCTCATTGCAGTGATCACAGAAGCCACTACACTGACCAGGGAGTAACACATGGCTACATGGACTGTCAGCACCTATTACAAAAAATCTTGCGAAGAAGTTGAAACATACCATCAACGCAACGGCGACGGTATTGTGACTATTCGCAACGGTTTCCGTTACGGCGAATGGACTGTGGAAACCTCAGATGATAATCCACCCCAGTTTGAATTTGTAGAAGTTCCTGGAGGAGATGGCAAGAAAGATAGCATTGACATGTTGGACTGCGAAGTCAACAACATTGAAAGTGTTGATCTCAACGAAATGTTTGATGGTGGTTGCTGGTATGACGTGGCCATGGCCAATCTTGACGACGATGAGGAAGCCGAACTTGAGGCATTTCTTGACGAGCACAGTGCATATGATTTAGAAGAACGTGAAGATGATCCTTGGAGCCAGGGAGACACACAATGGTGGATCTGGGGACCAATTGAAATCAAAAATGCCGCTGGTGATCGAGTGCGTATTGTCTGTGCTGACGATGACGGCAATGTTATAGACTTCAAGGAAGACGAATGAGCACTAGGGACATGATTGAAGCGTTGATGCATCGTATGAAAAATCTGCACGAGTTTGTGGTCACCACAGAAGTCCCCAACGGAATGCGATTCAATGGTGTTGTGCCTTTTGATATGCAAATCAAAGATGGTGTAATCTATGCTCGAGTATGGGCATTGGAGTTTGACGAAGCAGTGCGCACTCTTGATCAATACTTGGAAACATGCCGATGACAAATCCCAACTACGATGAACTTGTGAGGCACCTCAAGGGTATTCGTAGAATTGTGATCAATCAACAACACGGTGGCTTTGGTCTTAGTTACGATGCCACCTGTGAATATCTGCGACTCAGTGGTATTGAATATACCTTGGAAGATCAACAGGATCGGGACACACAGTTCAAAAAAGGTCCTCGAATCATGGTCAACGGAGAAGAATTTATCAGTAGAATGATTGATCGTGATGATCCTGCTTTGATCAATGTGGTTCGAACCATGGGTGCTCGTGCCAATGGCGACTATGCTGATCTAAAGATTGTGGAAATTCCTGCTGATGTAGACTGGCAAATTGACGACTATGATGGCGTAGAGTGGGTGGCAGAAAAGCATCGCACCTGGCACTAACAACCCGATAAATACTAATTATGATTCTAGCCTGGCTTCTTTTACTCACTGGATTGACCATATCAGGTGTAGCAATTTACTACAGTGTAGTAGGTCTCACTGCTATTTTTTCTGCGGCAGCAATTCCAATCATTATCATGGGATCAGCTTTGGAAATTGGCAAACTGGTCTGCGCTTCATGGTTGAAAACCAATTGGGAGCGAGCTCCAGGATTCATGAAGTATTACATGACTTCAGCAGTGGTTGTGCTGATGTTGATCACTTCAATGGGTATATTTGGATTCCTTAGCAAAGCGCACAATGATCAAAATTTAGTCAGTGGTGATGTTGCCAGTAAGATTGCCATCTACGATGAAAAAATTAAAACTGAACGGGAGAATATAGATGCTAATCGCAAAGCACTCAAACAGCTTGATGAATCAGTGGACCAAGTTATGGGTCGTAGTCAGGATGAAAAGGGCGCAGAAAAAGCCGTTGCCATTCGAAAAGCCCAGCAGAAAGAACGTAGTCGCCTCGCTCAGGACATTGCAGACTCTCAAAAGAAAATCGCTGGGCTCAACGAAGAACGTGCGCCGATTGCGGCTGAAGTTCGCAAAGTCGATGCGGAAGTTGGCCCAATAAAATATATTGCGGCTTTTATATACGGTACCGCTCCAGATGCTAGCATGCTAGAACGAGCAGTAACTTGGATCATTATCCTTATTGTTATTGTGTTTGATCCATTAGCAGTTATTATGTTGTTAGCAAGTCAAATGACTTTTGCCTGGAAGAAGGATGAGGAGCATACTCCAGATCCTTATGTTGCTGATGTTGGCGAGAAGCCAACTGAGTATGAGAAAGATGATGGCTTACCTTCTGAAGAATACCTTGAGGCTTTTAGAAAATCTGTTCCTACGCCACCAGGAAATACAGTAACCACATCTGCATTGTTTCCTGAGTCAGATTCCACACTGGATCCTTGCTACAAGTGCGGAACACCTTTGATTATTGCTCCAGGCATTGGACCATTCTGTCCCAACCGAGACTGTGATGTAGCTGATGATACAACAAGTGCGGAATTAGAATTTACCCAACCAGAACCGGTGGCTGAAACCAGCACACAAGAAACCGATCATGATCAATGGCTCAAGGATCAAATACATCAACACATCATTGGACAACACAATGAAAACAACGGATTAGAAGCTGACAATGAACCTCCCCAGATCAACGGCAACATGCGAGGATTTGGATCAGAGTTTCCTGCAGTTGCGGTCAAAGGCGACATGTTTTTGAGAACCGACAGACTGCCCAGTGAGCTCTACAAATTCAACGGCACTCGTTGGATTTCAGTAGACAAAAACGTCAACAACAGCTATGTGTATGACGAAGCCTACATTGATCATCTAATAGAAAAAATAGACTCCGGTGAATATGATCCAGACTTGTTGAGCGAGTCAGAAAAGGATGGCATTGCTCATAGATTGAACAAAGACTGACATGGAAAATGTTGTTCACTGTAGTTTTTGTAGCAAGCACAAAGATCAAGTGATCAAACTCATTGTGGGCAACAATGCAGCCATCTGTGATGCCTGTGTGGATTTCTGTGAATCTCTTTTAAAAGATCGTAAAAAAACTGCTCAGCCCACAACAGAAAAGCCACGTGTGCTGGATCCCAGAGACATTAGAGATTTTCTCAATCAATATGTGGTAGGGCAAGATCAAGCCAAGATGGTACTGTCTGTGGCCATTGCCAATCACTACAAGCGTATCAACAATACTAACAAAGATATCGAAATACAAAAAGTCAACATCATGATGATTGGCCCCACTGGCACAGGCAAGACGCTGTTGGCCAGATCAGTGGCCCGATATCTTGACGTGCCATTTGTGGTAGCAGATGCCACCAGCTTGACCGAAGCAGGATATGT